AACGGTGCTGGTCCCTCTAACGGTAACGGTAACGGTAACGGGAATGGTAACGGGAATGGTAACGGGAATGGTTTTGTTCAAGATTTAATTGACTCGACTCAAGATATTGATCCATCATTCAAAAATCTGAGTGACATTGTCCCTGTAATTAGAGCTGGTCAAGTTGTCTTACAAGGTATTGGATCATTAGCACTGTCTGGTGTTCGTCCATGACAGACGTTCTTACCGCCCTTCAGGACGATTTTAAGCTGTTCCTACAAGCAATGTGGGCTCAGCTTGATCTGCCCGAACCTACAAAAGCACAATACGCAATTGCTGACTATCTACAGCACGGTCCAAAACGACTACAGATTCAAGCCTTCCGTGGGGTCGGTAAGTCTTGGATTACTGGTGCGTTCGTGTTGTGGGTCCTCTTTAATAACCCCGAAAAGAAGATCATGATTATCTCCGCTTCAAAAGAGCGTGCAGACAACATGTCTATCTTTCTACAAAAACTAATCATTGAAACGCCATGGCTTTCTCATTTACGCCCGAAGTCCGACGATGCAAGGTGGTCGAGGATAAGCTTCGATGTGAACTGCTCACCAGCCCAAGCACCAAGCGTAAAAAGCGTGGGCATCACTGGTCAGCTAACCGGAAGCCGCGCAGATTTAATGATTCTCGACGACATTGAAGTTCCTGGCAACTCAATGACAGAAATGATGCGGTCCAAGCTTCTACAACTCTGTACTGAAGCTGAGTCAATCCTTACACCAAAAGATGACTCCCGCATTATGTACCTCGGTACACCTCAAACCACCTTTACTGTATACAAAAAGCTTGCAGAGCGTAATTATCGACCTCTTGTGTGGCCTGCACGGGTTCCTCGCAAGATGTCTAACTACGAAGGCGTCATAGCCCCTCAACTGCAAGCTGACATCGATAACGGTGCAGAACCTTGGGATGTAACCGACCCTGATCGATTCCAAGATGATGATCTACTTGAACGTGAAGCGTCCATGGGACGTAGTAACTTCATGCTTCAGTTCATGCTTGACACGAGCCTGTCTGACGCAGAAAAGTTCCCTCTTAAAAACAGTGACCTCATCGTCACTTCTGTTAACCCTACTGACGCTCCAGACAACATCATCTGGTGCTCAGACCCCCAAAACTGTGTCAAGGAACTCCCGACTGTCGGATTACCTGGAGATTATTTCTACAGTCCAATGCAACTCCAGGGCGAATGGGGTCCTTACTCTGACTCAATCTGCAGCGTTGACCCGTCGGGTCGTGGATCGGATGAAACAGTCGCTGCTTATATCAGCCAACGAAACGGTGTCATGTACTTGCACGAAATGCGTGCTTACCACGACGGATACAGCGACAAAACGCTTTTGGACATTCTAAGAGGCTGTAAGAAGTTCGGTACTAAAACACTGCTTATTGAATCTAACTTTGGTGACGGTATCGTTGCTGAACTCTTCCGTAAGCATCTACAACAAACAAAACAAGCCATACACATCGAAGAGACACGTGCCAACGTACGTAAAGAAGACAGGATTATTGACACCCTTGAACCTGTCCTTAACCAACACCGGCTTGTCGTAGACAAAAAGGTAGTTGAATGGGACTACGCTTCTAATCCTGACACAGCACCTGAAAAACGACTCGAATACATGCTCTTCTACCAACTGAGTCGTATGTGTCGTGAAAAAGGTGCAGTTAGACACGATGACCGTATTGACGCCTTAGCTCAAGGCATCAAGTACTACACCGACATCCTTTCTATCTCAGCTCAACAGCAGATCATTAACCGTAAGCGAGATGAATGGAATGACATCATAGAGAACTGGGAAGATGACCTGGATTGCTTTGCTGGACATCTTGTATTCAACATGAATATGGAACAAAGAAAGCAAGCAAGAGGAGATGACAGAAACTCAGTCTCCACCTGGGTTTAGGTGCAATACCCGGTGTATACAGGGAGAAGGGTGGACTCCCTGTGACTTGGGGAGTTTTAAACGACTCCCCTTATCTAATGAAACTAGACAACTAATCAATTCTTTTTTTATTTAAAGGATTCAAATGCTGTTGATCTTGTGACTCGTTTACTACTGTATGTCCTCCGTTAAACTCATTCATTCAACACCAGATGGTGATGACCTCGTAGCTTACATGGCTAGGGTGTCTAATCCTAATAATCAGAACAACACTGAGACCAGTGCAAGGCTGATTAAATACCTCATTAAACACAAGCATTGGTCACCCTTTGAGATGGTGAACATGTGCGTAGAAATCAACACTACTAGAAGTATTGCTGCTCAGATTCTTAGGCATCGTAGCTTTAGCTTTCAAGAGTTTAGTCAGCGTTATGCTGAGGTGACTGCTAAACCTGATGCTCTTGTCCTTCGCCGACAAGATCAAAAGAATAGACAGTCAAGTATTGATGATGTAGATCCTTATACCTCTCAGGATTTTCAAATCAAAGCACAGCAAGTATATGACCTTTCATATGGTCTTTACAACGAAATGCTTGCAGCAGGTATTGCAAAAGAATGTGCACGAGAAGTACTTCCCTTGTCAGCACCAACAAAGTTGTACATGAATGGAACCCTTAGGTCCTGGATTCATTACACAGATCTTCGTTGTAGTAATGGCACTCAGCTTGAACATAAGGTCATTGCTGATAAATGTCGTAAGCATATTGAGTCATGTTTTCCTTTGGTATCCAAAGCTTTATCGTCTATGTGACCGGGTTTGTCACTGTTTGTACTGCTAATCCGGCTAGTTTGAAGGCTTGTCTAGATGTAGGCAGTTATATGCCGGGTTATTTCAATGATTTAGTCGAATATGTCCGGTTTGAACCGTATGAACGGGAGAAAACCTACCTCCGTGGATTTTGACATAATTTTCTGAAGCCTATTAACGTAATAGCCAGGCCGCAAATCCCCCCTAGGGGGTGCCTCAAGGCCACGTTAGATTGTAGATCTAACGATTATCACTGGGTTTTAGGGGAAACGCAGGCGCAGGCAGGCGCGAAAAGAGGTAACACCCGCGCGTGTAAATCTCACGCGATCTGTCGCGACTCCTAAGCTACGCTTATCATTGACATAAGCAGCACTAATCAGTACTGTGATCCATTGCTACCACTGCAATGTGCTGTGGTGCTGTGCCACTTCCCTCCACTGTCCACCGTGATTGAGCTATCCACTGCGGTATATTGACTTTCAGAAGAGTTCTTTGAAGATTGAGTATCTCGACTCTCCCTTTAAGGGGGAGGAGAGTCTCGATCCTTCAATCAGAACTCTCTGGAACCTTGACAACTGTATAACTCGTTACGACCTCGGCAGCTGCGGCTAACCGTTAGCCATGAGGTAGAGCCTGGAGGTGCTTGACCAGTTGGCCGGCCAGGATGTATACACTCCCGTATGACGGGACACTGCGGAGCCACACGCCCAATTGCTCATGGCACAGCTGCACGGTGCACCGACGCCCTGCCCGTTTGAGTCGGGCTGCTAGCTATTGCGACACAAGGTCGCACCTAGTACACTTGTTCTCCTTTCATCCACATGTTCATCAACATCCCTTGCCGCTCCTCTGACTGCGTTGAGCGCATGGTCGTAGACCCTCTGCGTGCTGTTGTTCAGGTTGCGTACCGCAAAGGCAGCATCTACGAATACACTTGTGTATCTCGTCGTGCCATCCTGAACCTACTCATGAACCCAAACATGAGCCTCGGCTTCTGGGTCAACGACAACCTGCTGCCTTTCAACAGCAAGACACGGTGCATCGGTGACGTTACACGTCTCAATGCGCTGTTCGCTAGCGACTTGCCTGTCGCTGCTTGAGTTGCGGCGTGATGCCGGGGATCGAATCCCCACTCAAGCCTGGCACTTCGTGTGTCACCTGTTCACTACTGTATACACACATGACCACTGCAACTATGCAGACCTTTGACATCCTCGGCCACGAGTTCGACATGGACGCACTCAACGACATCGCCACTCATGGCTGCGCTGCTGGTGTGTCTGGTTTCATCTACTCATCTGAGTTGCATGACATCTACCAAGAACACGAGGACACGATCATGTCTTATCTCGATGAGCACGCTTTCGATCTAGGTGAGGACAACGGATTCCGTATGGTTCTCAACTCCATGGACCGACGTGGTATCGAGTACGACTCCTTGCAAATCTTCAAGGAGCAAGCTGTCTGGATGTTTGTTGAACTGTTCGCAGTTCAGCTGTTGCAACGCAACGGACATCCCGACTGGGCTTGACCTATCCACTCAGGTACATACGTCAAAGCGTTCAAGCCGGGTGCAATGCCTGGCTGTACCTATTGCCGACGCAATGAGCGCGGCTATCTAACACAACATGAGAGCACCCGAACTTACGTACGAGTTTTACATCAAGGACGCACATGCTCACTGGTCCATTCATTGTGATGGCATCCACATCACTGAATGCGACAGCGAGTCAGGTGTAACTGTCAACGGTGTGAACGCAGACAAGATGTTCATGATGTGCCGCAATGCACTGGCATGTAACCGTCAGTACTCAGTCTTCCATGAACTGAGCAATAAGCCACATCAAATTGAATCAGCAAAAGAAATGATTGCTGCATTGCAATCGTATGTCGATGACAACACCAAGGACGAAGACAACAAAGAGGAGAACAACTAATGAACGAAACAAACATCATCC